TTTAGATGTATCACCCTTACCAGTTGCATGATGAGGTAAGTTGGCAACCATACCCATAAATTGTTCTGACAAATGATGTGGTAATACTGATGTTTCAGGTGAAAGATATCTAACTTCTTCACCACCCAAACCAACGGGGTAAATACCACGCTGATGATCAAAAGCTAACTCATATCCCTGTTCACCAACCACAGCTAATCCACCAGGAGTACCAGCAGAACCAACAGCATATTTAGCCAAATTTAGTGATTTACCACCAAAAGAACTAATTACAGAGTTAACCCCACCAATACCCTTGTTTACCTCAGAAATAACCTTGTTCATTGATTTTGAAGCAAGCCCTGGTATTGAATTAAATGCTGACTTAAATTCACTAGTAACTGAATTTAACCATGATTTCCATTTCTTTAAGAAGTCACCTGTAAAGCTATTCTCTTTCTTAGAAATGGAATTCATTTTACTGCCATAAATACTTACAACCTTGGATAAAGCATCCTTTTCATCAGATGCCGTATCTTTCCAAACATTCTTCCAAGAATTATTAAATGAAGTCTTGAAATCCTTGAGATCATCAATAATTGAATCTGTATCTTTCTTGAAATCTTTATCAAACGTTGCTTTCTTAGTAGCGTTATTAGCAGCAGTAATTTGTGAACTAAGAAGTTTACCAATGTTTTGTTTATTTAAAGTCTTTGTAAGATTTTGAATATCCTTATCTAATCCAGCAAATGGATCAGACTTACCAATTGATTTAGTAAACTTGTTTAAATCTTGAAGTGCTTTTTGAAGTGTCTTTATAGGTTTGGCCAGTTTAGTCCAATCCTTGGTATCCTTCTTAATACTCTTAGTTAATTTGTCAAATGTTACAGCAAGCTTATTTTTCTTTAGGTCTTTGTCCATGCTATTCAAATATTTAGTAACCTGAGATTTCTTCAAAGTTTTCTCAAGTGCTGGTAAATCCTTATTGAATTGTGCAAAAGCATCTTTCTTACCCATAGATTTAGTAAATGAAGCTAATGTCTTAAATGACTTACCAATTTCATTGATTGGTTTGGATAATTTAGTCCAATTTTTAATTGAACCTTTAATACTTTTATCAATCTTAGATAACTCTGCAGCAGGACTATTCTTCTTAAGATTGGCCTTAAGACCAGAAATAGCCTTTTCATATTGTTTGATGGCTGGAACCATTTCTTTAACATTCTTGATATCTGTTTTAGAAACATGAGTTGTCGCTACATCTTCAATAGCTTTGGCAGTTGTAGTTTTCTTGGTAGACTTCTTAGAATTTTTCTTACCAAGATCATCCAATTCTTTTTGATACTTTTCTACTAGTGCTTTTTGCTTATTATATTCGCCCTTTAAATCTTCGTGAGTGAAACCTGAAACAAATTGTTCCAAAGATGAACCTTCAGGCTTCATACGACTTAATTCACCCTTAGCATGTTCCAATTTCCACTCAATCTGACTTTTAGAACCTGTTTTATATGCAGATCCATTTGATAGAATATTATTCATAGTAGGAGCTGCAGCTTTACCGATCTGTTCACCTAATTGTGAACCAATCATAGCTCCCATTGGTCCTAAGGTTGCTCCTAAACCAAGTCCTAATACATTACCAATTGCGCCACCGGTAGACTTAATTTTTTCATCAGGATTCTTAGATTTGATGATATTCATAACATCAAATCCAACTTGAACGGCACTCATCCCAATGGATAACTTTCCAGCCCAGGTACTTCCTAATGAAACTAAGCTACTACCAACCGAGCTACTTGCAAGGCGTGAGGTAATTCCCTTAGTTACAGAATTACCAGCAGTTTCACCAGCTTCAGTTGCTGCCTGCTCAATACCTGAATTAGTTAATTTATCTTTCAAACCTTTAAATGCATTTGTAACATCGTTGACTTTGATAGCAAAATTGGCAACTTTATCTGCTACCCACATACCAACTAACATTCCACCAATAGCCTTCAATGTGGTTTCATGCTTAGCGATTCCACTGACAAATTGATTTAACACTTTTAATGGATCTTCAGCTTTTTTACCATTGTCATGGACTAATCCAAATCCAGTTCCAATACTTTTAATAATTCCAGAAAATGCTTGCCAGGCACCAACAGAAACATCTTTAGTAATTGTTACCAAGGATTTAGTTATTCCAGATAAATCATTACTATGCTTTCCCAGATAACCAAAAAAGTCCGCCACATTATCTGTTAAGTGACCGACCCATTTACCAACATCTTTAACTGAATTTTCAAATTCTTTAGTTCCTGCCGCTTTGGCTAATCTGTCACCAATTTCAGTGATAGCAGGTAATGCTGCACTTGAAATTGTCATAGTAATTGCATCAGCAGATTGCTTCAATCGTTCCAAGGCTACCTTACCGGTTTTACTATTCTTTTCAGCCAGTTTACCTACATAGTCATTTTTAGCAGATTCAGCAACTTTGGCGTTCAATTCACCTAATTGTTTTGAGTTTTCAGCAAGTATTAATCCAGATTGCTGACCAGTTGTTCCAAATAAAGCATGGAAAATATCAACTTTTCCAGCTTTACTCATATCCTTAGTTTTGTCATTCAACAAGCCAAAGACATCCGACATTGATTTAAGATTACCTTTTTTATCAGTGAAATCTTTGGTAGTTAATCCTAATTTTCCAAGTGCATCAGTACCTGTTTTAGTTGGAGAAATCAGACTATTAATAACTTTACGTAATCCAGTACCAGCTTTATCCGCTTCTTGCCCATTGTTACTGAGGATACCCATTGAACTAGCCGTTTCGGATAATGAAATTCCGGCTTGATGAGCGGTTGATCCAACGTAGGACATCCCAACACCAAGATCACTGAATCCGGTTGCAGTCATATCAGCAGCATAAGCTAAATCATTAACTGCAACCTTAGTATTTTTAATCATCCCTTTAGTAGAATTAGTACGCATTCCAAATGATTCTAGTGTTTGAGATGAAACTTTAACAACATCTTTGAAATCATCACCAGAAGCAACTGAGGCTTGTAGTTCTGACTTCATAGCGCCAAGTGCTTGTTTAGTCGTATAACCACGCTTGGTTAAATCTTCATAGCCATCAGCAATCTCTTGTTGTGACTTACCATATTTAATGGCGTATTGTTGCCCATCCTTTTGCATTTCGGCAACATTCTTAGTGACTTCAGCTACTTTTTCGCCACCAGTTTCGGCTAAATTAGTGATCTGTTTATAACTATTCTCAAGATTGATTGCTTTATTAGCTCCACTGATGAACATGGCACCAACTGCAGCACCTGCAATACCAGCCGTAAGAGCTAAATTTTTAAGGTTACCAATACTTGACTTAACAGAGTCTCCCATAGATCTAATAGCACTTCTAGAAGTGGCAGCAGCTTGTCTAATTCCTGTGAAATGAGTACCCATGCTACCAAGTTCTGAACCAAGTTCACGATATCTAGTCCGACTCTTAGCAATTGAAGTACCCAACTCGTTAACTCTCTTAGCTTGAGTGGCATATTCTTTAGATGTTGACCCACTCTTAGTTTTAACTTTTTCCAGTTCATCAGATTCTTTAGAATATAACGAATTAAGCTCTTGGATACGTGATTTTAGAGCTGTTCTTTCAGTGGCAGAAGCCTTAATTTCTTTACCCTCAGCTTGATATCTTTGAACTAATGATTGGGAAATACGTTGAGCATTTTCCATGGCATCTTTCTGTTCTTTAATACCTGTGGTATAGAGATTCAAAGTAGATTTCGCACGATCTTGCTGTTGGGTCATATCATTGAGTTTTCTAGTAGCAGTATTTATTTGATCAGAATACTGACTGAATTTCTGACTTCCTTCAGATGTAGTACGATCCAAATTAGTCATTTCAGACTTTAGTTTTTCAATATAAATACGTTGCCCTTCAATTGCTCGGCCTAAACCATCAGTTTTAGCTTGGTACGCTGATTGATATTCACCATTAGCACGTTGAACTTGTTCATTAATCTTCCACTCGGAGGTTAATGCTTTTACTTGATTTCTTAACGATTTAAGAGAACCTTCGGATTGAATAGTGTCAATATGAACACCAGTATTTAATTCCATATCTTGTGACATCTATTTACCTCCTTTCTCAAAAATTGAAGAAATTCCACCATTACTAACAAAATCAGTCAAACTTTGTTGGCTAACATCATTATTTGGATTTTGTTGTTCACGTTTTTCGTCAAAAATCTCGGCCTGAACAAAGAAAAACTGTTCCTCAACCGTATTAGTATCCCAACCGGTATTTTTGGTAGTCTCTTTCTCATAATTTAGAAAATCTTGAAGAACTAGATACGGATCTAGTTGATTTTCTTGCGAGGTTGACGACGCTTTTTTGGGTCTTCATCCCCATCGGTAGTGACGGCAATAGCAATTCTTTCAGCCAAAGTACGTGTTTGTTCAGGTGTGAAATCATCCAACTTTTGAATTTGACTATCATTTAATTTCAAAATGTCTCTGATATAATCCACTGATGAATTTTGATAGCCTAATACTGCCTGTGACATATCAGCAATTTCTTCAAATGCTTTAATTGCTTGCTCGTTGTTACCAAGGTCAATATTTTGGATATCTTCCTTGTCATCAGATCTAGCAATTAAATTTTTACGTTGCGTGTTAGACTTTGCATAATATTCATAGGTAACTCGCATATTGCGATTATTCTTTTTAATGGTGAACTTATTATTGAAAGCCCTAATATAGGCAAATTCTTTTGACATTACTTATCTCCTTCTGTGACCTTTGGTGTACCAGATGCACCTGCCCCTGATTGGTCTGATGCTGTGCCATCACTGATAGTTACGGGCATTCCATAAAGCTTTTGTTCCCACTTAGTCAAATCAAAATCTTCATCTTCGACGGCTTCAAAGTATGTTTCACCATCTGATTGACGTGCCTCAGCTGTAAAAGTCAATTGGTCTTGATCATAAACAGTTGTATTGGTATTTGTTTTTGGAGCAACACTCGTTAGGTGGAATGTTCCCTTAGTAAGAGCGATACGGGCACCCTTTTTTTCATCTTGAGCATCATGAGAGATCATCTCAAAGACACAATATGGACTAAGCGTTTCTTTACCAATTGATGCAAAGCCACCTTCATAAGTTGTCATTCCTAACATCTTTTGACGGTCCTTCTTAGAAATAGTATTGGCTAGGAATGCTACTGAAATAGCACCTGTTCCTTTACCTTGAATCTTCCATTCTTCATCTGATCCGTAAATTGGATTTGATGTTGGTGCAATATTTGAAATTGTTGCACTTACTACTGAGCCTTTTTTAGAAGGTTCGATTGTAAAAATATTATCCTTTGTAATATTTTCTGTATCTGGATCGAAAATACCGATTCTTGCTAATCTGAATCCTGATGTAGCCATTTAAATTACCTCCGTATGTTTGTATTTCATTGTTCTTGTCAAAAAACCCGTATCCGGATTAGTATCTGGATACGAGTCATATTGATAGAAACTATATTTTTCTAATTGTTGATTCATAATAAGTTCAGTTTTATCTGGATCAGTATTGCCACGATAGAAAATCTGAATTTCAATGGAACTTTCTTTAGTAGTACTGACATCAGAAGCCCGATTATTAAACACGCTACTGATTTCAGATATCAGAACCATCGTTGAATCTGTGCTGATCACATTTTGGGGAATATTTTGGGTATAAAAAAAAGAAGGATCAATTGCTAATTCTTGCGCCTTCTCAATTAAAATATTCTTAACTTCTTTTGACATCATTTGTTAATCACCCAGCATTTCTCTATATACCTTTGCTTCTGCAGCAAGAACTTCAGTTTTTGCTTCGGCTATGGCTCTTTCCTTAAAATGAATTCCCGGAACATATTTGGTTGTATGCTCTTTAGCTCCTTTTCCACCATGGGCCATATATCCATCATTTAGCATTCTAGCAAGATAACCATGTTGGTTAGTAGTTTTATTTTTGAACCCAACATAAGTAACACCATCTAACGAACGATATGTTTCACCAATATCATTTTCTAACTTAACTGGTGACTTTCGTGAATGTGGACCTTTATGTAAACTGCTGTTTAAATGTTGTTTCAAAACTTCTTTATAAACTTCAGCTCCTGCTTTAGTCATTTTTTTCTTTTGAGATGGTGTAGGACTTAGTTTTGCTAACTTCTGATCTAATTCATTTAATTGGTCAATTAAATCCAATTTCATCAGTCCTTTTCAAAATTATCAAATCAAACGAGCGTGCTGAGTTGTCCGCATCTGGAGAACTACCCGTTATCTTGTATAACTTGCCCTTGTATTGCGCGTATCGAGCATCATTTAATCCATCTTTTTGATGTCTGACAATCAAAATTAGATCAAAACTATCTGGTGACCCGAGTAACGTAATTTGCTGAGTCATGGAAATAGAATAAACTCCACACCACAATTTTTTAATTTCTTTGAATGTGGGACTATTTCCACCTTGAGCATTTTCCATAGGTTCGGAAACTCCAAGATGAACTCTAGAATTTAATCGACTTGGATTAATGTTTTGAACCATCAGCCTCACGTCTTTCTTTCTCAGAATCATACTTTCCACGTAGTTGGGCAATGATTGAGTTGCTTGTTGAATCAACCGAATTAACTCGACCATTAGTATTTGCAACTCGATAAGTGTAATAAGATGATGCAATAGCAATTACAACAATTTCATAAAGCGTCTTAGCATCTGACATTTCATAGAAGCCATTCATCAAATACTTATCACTCCCAACCGCACCTTTAACATAAGCTTCAGCTGCAGCTAAACTTCGATTAAGAATATTCAAATCTTCCTCATCATCGTTAAGTCTTAAGCTTAACTTCAGGTCCTCAAGCAATGGATCAACTTCTTTTTCTTTGGTTGCTTCTGTCATAATTACTTACCATCACCAGTTACTGCAGCTGGATCTTTAACGGTTGCTGTATCATCAGAAGTTGCTTTAGCATCTAATGACATAAAGTAACCAGCACTTTCATCAGCAGGTTTTACATCGTAACGAGTACCAACTTGTAAGATTTGACCATATACTTCATTGGTTACCCAACGAGCAGTAATTTGAGCACGATCAGCATATAGAATGGCTTTCTTTAAATCACCAAACCATGCATGTGCTTCACCCTTCTCGCCAAATAAATCATCATCAATTTTAAACACAGGTACATCAAGAAGTGATTTACCAGATGCCGAAGTAATATCGTCATGTAATAGATAACGACCATTGCCATCTTTTAATGTATCTAACCATTGATAGAAACTACCAGATACAACAAATGAACGATTATATGCTTGATCTAATACCACATTATTGATTTTCTTAATATCATCTAGGCTCTTAATTGTTACACCAGTAAAACCTTTAAGTACCGCAGAAATATCATAGTTAGTTGTGTTAACTTTTTGTTCGTTAGCATCCACAATTAAAAATGGAATTAAATCAATAGCAGCATCATCAATTGATTCTTGAGATACTGGCTCAGCCCCACGTCTAGTAGCAACCTTATAGTCAACATCTTTGAAATTTGGTTTGGCCAACTTAGGGTTCTCTTCAAGCTCTTCAGTTGTGTTAAGTCTTCCGGTAGCCTTTTTACGAACTGGATAACTACCAGAAGCTGTTTTAACAGCAATTTTGTTAACATACTTTGACAAATCAATAATAGTTTTGACTTCATCTTGCGGAATATAGCTAACTGCAGTGGGAATAATAGGGTTAACATCTGTACTCTTGATTCCCGTATTGGCTGGTATCGCATCTCTAAGCTCAGATGGAATAATTACATCTTTATCAGATGTTAATTCCAAGTTATCTGATCGTTTTGAACCTTTTGAATGCAAGTAATCATTAATTGCTGATCTCTTCTCCATCAACTTATCATCTTGATTATCTAAAAGTGAACGACGTTCAGGGAACTTATGTTCATCCTTATTTTCGTTCCCACCATCTTTACCTTTAGGAACGATATTTCTATCTTCCTTATTGTCTTCGTCAAGGCCCTTTTCAAGATTGACTAAATCATTTGTTTGTTGGAATGACTTAGCTAAACTTCTAATTTCCTCAGTCTTTTCATCTTTCTTTGCTTGAGGGGCATCACTACGAATGAATTCTTTTGCTTCCTCAATTTTCTTTTTCAATTCTTTTTTATTCATCTAATTCAATCTCCAATCTAAGAAGCTCCAGCTCTGATAACAGGCTAGAGTTTCTTTTATTAAATTTTTTATTCTGAAATTCATCCATGGAACGTTGAGAAACAGAGGTTTCCTTATATGCAGGCATTGGAGTTATTGATAACTCATAGAGACGTTCAACCTGAGTAATATGTCTAATTGACGTATCAGCATCTAAATCATCCCAAGAATTACCAGAAATAGTGAAACCAAAACTGCATCCCTTCAAATTCCCACAACGAACATTTTCAATAACATCATTTCCGATAGTTGTATTAGGAATTTTGGCATTAAAAAACAGCCCCTTGTCATCTATACTCAGCGACAAAGTGCTGCTATCTGATCTTGCTAAAATATTATCAAAATTATGATTATAAAGTAATTGAACACTGCTTAAATCAACGCTATCTAAAGCATTTCTATCAATATATTCAATGAATCCACCCAGATTTTGACTAGGTTGACCAAATACAATGGCATATCCACTCAGGTTAGTTGACGAATCATCTTCTGATCTGGTTTCAACTTTAAAATTACTATTGTTAATCGTTCGTAATTCCATCGTCTTGTTCATCTATATCACCTCCTTTCTTCTTAGATGTAATGACAGGCAAAGGATGCTTGGTCTTTTTCATATCGTCATCAGTTACTAAATCTGAATTACTTCTAAGCAGAATATTTTGAGCCAATTCAGCTGAAATAACATTATCTTTGACCAAACCTCTGATACGTTTTTCTACCTGTTGGCCATCAATATCAGATATTTCATTAACGTTATAAGTAATATCCCCATTCAGTTTACTTTGAAATTCGGAAACGACATTTCTGATATATCTACCAATGGTTTGAGCATATTGAATAGCTATCATTTCGATATTTGAATGTTCTGACTCACTACCAAGATAATCTTGAGGAACACCATAGACTTTTGCTATTTGGTCTCCTGTCCAATCGGTAGATGAAAGTAATTTGGAAATATCCCGATTTACTTCAAGTGCTTGATAATCTTCAAGTGAATCAAGAACAACGACATGTCCATTTTCAGCTTGTTTTTCAAAGGCACGTCTAACACTGCTTTTGGTTTCGCCTTCAAGTAATCCACCTTTTTGAATCTTCAAAATACCGGTAATATTAAGACCATTTTGCATTGCTCCAAGGGATAATTTCTTATTGGCCTTTTGTAATGAAAGCTCATTAGTCAAGGCTCTCAATGGAGAAATACCAATTAACCCGCCATCAAGACTCATTTGACGTAGATGAATCATCTGAGAGCTAGGAACCCTATGTAAGTCTTCTTCTTCAGTATCTGGAAAAGTTACGTCATAACTCAATTGGGTTCCGTCCGACGACCGATAAACTTGAACTTGAGATGGCTTCAAATATTCCAAGTGATCACTTCTATTGGACTTATCACCCCAAACTAATGCATAAGCATTCCCAGATAGTAGCATTTGAGCGTACATTGATCGCCAAAATGAAAATGTATTGGTTAATGGGCTTGGGCTTCTCAAAACTTTATCTGTAAAGGAATTAGTGGTTTCAAAATGAACACTGGCCATATCCTCAGCCAATTTATTGACGACAGCATAAATATCAGAATATTTCAGTGCTTCTCTAGCAGATATAAACTCAGAGTCAAAAATAACCTTATTATCTTGGATTGAATAACCCAGACCTGAACTATCAGCGCCAAGCATCTGATAGGGTTCTTTTGACGGTCTCAATGATCTAAGAATCATGTACTCACCTCTTTTCTATCGCTAGCTATCTACTTTTTAACTGGCTTATTCAGAATTAGTGCAATTAAAATCAACGTAGCTGCTACAACATACATTCCCACCAAATTTCCAAAGTGAAACGAATTAACATCCACTAGAATTAAGCCCAACAAAAAAAGCACTGTATCTAAACTTGTTAGAAGCCAGTGCTTAAACTTATTAAATTGTTCAATTAAATTTTTAACCATTAGCTCTCCTTAAAAGCTGAATTTATCAGAATTGAGATATTTGATAATATCGTTATCTGAATACTTGGATAATGGATCATCTCTATCCCTCATATCATTGAAGTGGTACATTCCTTGTTTAAAACCATCAATAATAGCATCAACAATATCAATCTTTAAAGATTGTTTAGTTTTACCCACTTCCATACCAGCTCGATTTTCACTGGCAACAGCATTCATAAAAGCCTTCTTCATAATTTGATCATCATCATGGGTCAAATTTCTATGGAAGAAACTATCTTGAATACCTTTGATTGATTCGGTTAAGACATAAGATGTTTGTTTGATTGGCATAATTGGCCAATCGGTTTCATCATTCAATGTTTGAGTGAATTTATTAGTTCTCAAAGCATCATAGCCAAAGAATAATACGTTTAACTTATTTTTCTCAACGTAATCAAGTAACCAGGTA